TGGATCATACCAGTTTGTGGCCAACGGTTGGTGGTCCTGCGTTGTATTTGAATACACGGGTCCTCCCATTGTCGGCAGCCACGAAACCCTGGCTATGCCCTCATCGGAAATGTCAATTATTTGAGCTTCATCACTGAGGCGAAGGTCTCCGACACTCAGCAAGGTTGCGCTGTAAAACCAGCCAACATTGACAAGTGCGGCAAGAAAACCAACACCTCTTTCTGACAACTTACCGTAGTCCATCACTTTGACTCCCATACCAACTGTTCGAATGGCTGCATACTCCGACTGAACCTCCGTGGCCTGATTCCAGTCCTGGGTGTTCGCAAATGAGAAGCTATTAACATCTACAATTGTTGTCGCAGTTTGCACTCCTGCTTCGGGCACAGGGCAGATTAGTGCCGCGGCCAATTGGTTGGTGGCAGCCGACCCAGTAGTCAATGTCAATTGCGTACTATTGGTCAGGTGTCGGGTTGTTGTCGGAACCATGGTCAAGTCCGGGAAACGAATTCCCTGGACACTCCACGGGTCGAAAATGTTTTGTAGAAATGCCTCTGCATTTCTGTCCATTTTCCACCTCTCTGGTTCCTGAACGCTTGAGGGTGCTGGTCGATTATCGACTTGCACTCCCTTCTGCATTTCTGCAAAATTTGACCGTCGTTGTTCTGCCGACGGTACCTCCAAAATGCCCTTCTTTATTTTCTTAGGCATCGGCTGGGAGACCGTAACATCTGGCCAGCCGATTTATGGTGTCTTTCTGCTCCCTAGTTCTAACTAGTAGTTTCAAAGCCATCCAATGTTCCAGGTCTGGATTGTGTGCGAACCTAAAGGCCGTCTTCGCCAAGTTCAAATACTCGATATCGCCGTTCAAATGAACGCGTGTCGAGCAAAACTCAAAGCTGTCGCTCACTTCATGAAAGGTCATGTGTTTGCCAATACTGGCATACACTGTTTCCAGCTCGCTACAAGTGCGTGCATCGTCTTCAATGCAGTCGTCCCCCATGGTCATATTACTAACCTTTGGTTTGCAACCACCGACAACCCAGGCAATAAAGCTACGTAGCTCGGAATTACCCGAACCAGTGCAATATCTGCCTGAATTCATTAACGCAGCAAGCATTTGTACAATCCATGTGCCGTCACTCAAGGTGAAGACACTTCTTTTGTGTATATTCATATAGTTTCTTACAATGTTTTCAAAGAACGCATTGTACTCGGTGGACAACAACCTAATTTCTCTAAGAATGTCATGGTCTAGTGCGTCAATACTGACGTCCCAGCCACCGGCATCCGAGTCCTTTGGGTGTCGCATCCGTTCAACAATCCCGGCCAACATATCCCAGTCCTCGAGCTTGTTTCCAAACCCTGGTTTCATGGGGTATTCCCGGTAGCTGAAAATGCAATTTCTCTGCCATCGCCTAAACAACAGGCGTTCGATTACTTGGTCCACTAAGGACATACTGTGAATCAAACGCCACCTTTTGCTCTCCGCTTTGCTTTTACTATGCGGTTCAGTCTTTATGAATATTCTGACGGGGTCGCACAGGCCGTGTCGAACATTTTCGACAGGGCCCAGGTCCCCTTTTAATGATATCGCCTCCAAGCGAGCCACCACCACATCAAGTATTTCCGATGCCAAGAAATGATCATCGATAATTTGTTTATTT